TGTTGTTCCATGCCCTCTTGCGGCATCTCCGGCCCGGTGTCCACATCACGACCAGGCATCTCGCCCACCAGATCACCCGAAGTGATCATCCCGTGAACCGTACCCATGACGATATCTTGAATCTGCTCTGGGGACATACTGGCTTGCACAGCAGAGATGCGTTGGGTTTCGGCTTGATACGCCTTTACAGTCGCCTCAAAGTCTTTGCGATGCATGTCTTGCGCCTCAATCGACTTACCGGCGTTGATAATCATCTGGTGCATCTGCTCCATCTCCTGACCCATCGCCTGAATCTGCTGCTCTGCGGCCTGCAACTCAGGAGGCTTGTCGCCGTCTTGCATCAGCTTGGGGTCAATCGTCTTGGCAAAGCGTTTCGCCATTTCTTGGGCACCAGGCCAATCCATGTTCTTCACAAACAGGTCGCCTGCTACTTGCCACAACTGCGGATTGCCTTGCAGCAACTGGGCCATTGCTTCCAACGCTTCTTGGCGCTTGGTCGCGTAACCCGGCCCGGTAGTGGCCACCACATCATACTTCCCAACACCGGGGTTGTAAATCTTTTCGATCACGATACCTTGCTGATCTACGATTTTCTTGACCGGCTCTTGCTGCATCGGGTCGATCTTGACCATGCTTGTCTCGCCGTCTTCACCGATAATTCGAGCAATACGCTGAGTATCGTAAATCTTGGGGATCAGGTCCACCAATTGGCGGGTCAAATACCGCACACCACGTGCCAAATTGTCACCAAAGTGGTAAGTGCCTACATCGCCTTCACGTTGCCTCGCAAGAATTGCCTTGCCACTACGCTCGTTTGATGTCATGCCCAAGGAGGCATTGTACTGTCCTGTCGACGATTTTATGTCCTCAGACGCCCCCGCTTTTGCCTGCAGGAGGCCCGTAGAGGCCATCGGAGGCTGGGCACGCTGGGGTAGTGGCAGGGTAACCCCCGCGCCGTCCGTGACGTCAGGGTTCACCTCCAGATACGGCCAGTTGGTCGTGTTGGCAGTCTTCCACTGGTTCTCGTAACCTTCAAACTGCCCACCGTAGCCGATAAATGGTGCTTTGGGAGCCAACGCCAACATTTCTGCCTCTTGGCTCACCCAATAGTTGTACATCCGCTGGGCATCCTTGGCATTTCGCACGATACCAGATACGTACAAACGACCATCTACCTCGAATTCGTTGCCTACAACACGCACAACCGGAATAAATCTACCCGCCCACTCGCGTTTTTCCAAGATCTCGTATCCGTTAATCTTGCAGTAGTTGATTCTTCGTCGGTCAGATTCACGGCTCTTCTTGGGCTTGCCGTAGATAGCTTTCAACTGCTTGTCTTCAGGCGTTCCAGCAAACGCCGTGGCGTTGCCAGGGTACAAATTAAGCGTAGCCGTATCGTAATCAACGTAATAATAGTCAGCAACGCGAATCGTGTCCTCGTTCAACCATTGCGACAAGTTCTGGTCACCCACTCCAAGCGTTTGTAAAGTCGTGATGGGCGCTGAATCGGGATACATCCGTTGGTAATCGTCTTTGCGGATGTCTTCGGTGATAAAACAGTATTTGGCGTCGGCACCGCAAGGATCTTGGATCGTCGGGTCCATGTACACCGAGAACGAATTGCGTACCCGACCAATCTTGATGTCCTGATCAAACGTGTTGTCGTCGCAATACTCGGTCAAGAGTCGGATATAACCTTCTCCGTAGGAGACTTGGTTTTCGCATGCGGTGTCGTAAGCCACATCTGCGTCCGAGATGTACTCAATGTGCCGCACCATGCCGTTGAAGACTTCGGCAACGTCAATGTCTGCCTTGTCGTCGGCTGGAATAACCTTGCCAGTTGGACGGTTCTGCCGTTGATCATTGGTTACCTGCCTAACGTGCTGGGGCAGCTTGTTAATGGTCAGGCAAGGTCGTGCGTTGATGGTCTGACCCTGCACCGCTCCACGGGTCGCCAACACATCGGCAGGCCACTGCCATTGATTATCCGGACTACCAGCATAAAATCTCAAGTCGTCGATCTCATCCTCGCGGGATTCCGACAACGCTGAAATCGCCATGTCCAGGCGGGTACGAGCGGTAGCTAGAACGTCGGAATCATCGTTCCTCCTGCCACCACCATTGGCGACATTTCCTACCGCTACCATGCCTGTTTGATCAGCCATTATTTCTTTTTGGCCATTGATTTATTTGCGCCTTGCTTGACTGCATATGCAATCGCAACAGCTTGTTTGATAGGCTTCCCGGCCTTGACCTCAGCCTTGACGTTTTCACGAAAGGCTTTGGGGGTTGGTGATTTAACGAGTGGCATAATTTACCTCAACATTTCCATCTTGCTAATGCAGCTGCCTTACGGGTGGGTCTACCTTTATCATCTTTCATCGGTCCCGGCACACCCGACATACGAGCGCAGAACGAGTCCTTGCGAGCGCCACCTTGAGGTTGGGGAGCTTTTAAATTACCGCCGGTAGCGGCGTTATATTTCTCTCGACCCTTGGCGGTCAACCCCGCACCCTGAGATGTAGGCAACTTCTCACCGCGCCCGATACTAAGCGACACTTTTTTCATTTAGCTGCCCATCCATGAAGAGGCTACTCCGCGACCTTGAAACTCACGTTGTCGCACACTTTCCACGGCTTGTTTTTCCTTGCGTGGCTTGATAATGCCGGGAAATAGTTCGGAAATAGCCCAAACAAGCGCGTCGGCCCGGTTCGGACTATTTTCGCCTATATAACCGCCTGTAGTAAATGCCGAGAGTTCGTCTTCCAAGTCTCGCATATATCCAACGTGGCGTACCTTACCTTGTTCGTAAAGCGCCGAAATGGGTTCAGCCCGTACTACTTTACCACGGGTAGCCGTGACTTTCCGGAAATTCGTGCGTGGACGAGCAGTCTGAATCACATGCTTGACCATTGCGCCACCGTAATTTACTTCCCCTACTACCGCATCTGCTTCATATCGGTCGTAAGCGTCCGTAACCACTCGTCCCCAAGTCGCCGGGCCAGCTTTCACGGTGATATCTTCCAGTACGTAGCAATGTCCGTCCGTGCCTATCCCGGCTACTATAATACCAATAGCGTCGTTGTCAGCGTTGTTAGTATCTCCAGCACCTGAAGGATCAACAGAGATAACGATTCGAACCATGTCAGGAACCACGCCATCGATTACTCGCCAAAGTTCAAAGTTTTCATCATTAAAGAGCGCATTGTGAGTGGCATCCGCGAATTCGCCCAACAAGAAACGTTTGCGAAGACGTGGACTGAGCGCCTTCAGGGTTTCAATATACGTGCTGCTAAGATTCTCAGAATTATCTTCCGGATTCATTTTGCAGTTTACGAAATTCTCCGGATGGCTCAGAGGCTTTTTCGTCTCAGGCTCGACCTTTTGGATGAATATCTTATATGCCCAGTGCATCTTGTTCGTGGGGTTCATATCATAGAACGCCCTCGGAATCAAATATTTACCCGGCGTGGTTTCCGCAAGCTGTGCTAAACGGGTCATCGCAATATCATGAGAATTCTGCGGGATCTGCGAACACTCATTGAAATATATCGTCGAATATTCTTGACCTAGGATTTTTTCCGTTCTTTCTTTGTCGTCCAACCCACCAAACCATATTTCACTGCCATTTGGAAGGCCTACAAACCAGTCGGTCTTTGAGAGGTTAAACGTGACCCCCGGAAAACATATTTCCATGACCTTCGGAAACGTATCGAGAATAATCGACGCTTTTATGTGGTTAAAGCGGAACCGCAAAATACAGTGACGTGAACGTGGAGCCTTCATTGCTCGCAGCACGACATTCCGGACTAGTAGAAACGTCTTCCCAGACCGTGACCCGCCAAAAAGCATCCCATGTGTGGCATTTCCTGCCAGCACTTCTTGGGCCTCTTCCTGCTTTTCGGTGAGTTTAAATTCGGCCATCAGATATTCACATCGAATTTGCTGACCAGATTGATCTGGATATTCGCGGGTCCGGCATTGTTTTTGCCGCCACTTACGAAATTGTCGTACAACCCGACTACTTCGCCACGTGCTCGTTCCGCGCCTAACGCTACTTTCAAC